ATGGACATCGGAATAGATGTCCCTACAGACAAGTTCGTTGAAGCAGTAGAGGAAGAAAAGCCAAACATACTGGGGCTATCAGCACTTCTAACCACTACTACACCGCTTATGAATGATATTATTGAGGCTCTTAAACGCAGCACAACCGCACTAATGCGCAGAAGTGAATATATATATAGTTACTACAGATTTTCCCATCTAGAGTTGGGTGAGGTTTAAACTAGGTATAAACCCCCACTACCACTGCCTCCCTGGCATTATGCTCGTCAAAGAATATAACCACTACCTTCCTGCCCACCGCCATTTCTGATGCCGGCAGGTTTCGAGCCACCGCAATACTCTCCAGATAAGCCTTGTAGCTGCCGACAAGCTGGATAGTGGCGGTGTAGTCACCAGGGTTAAAACTCTTTAGCATTGCTTTCCTTAAGCTCATTTCCATCACCCCTCTAACATATTCTCTACACTGCTCCCAGCGATAACCGCTGCTCATATTCTCCCCGGCGAGGATTATAAATCAGCACCAACCCTAGCACCCTCCTCTTCTCACCGCTGAGTCCAGCCCGGCTATCAGTTATGTCAACTACATCATACAACTGCTGTCCGCAATTAACCGGAACCTGAATAGCACCACGGGACGATTCTATCTCAGCCTGCCTTAAATAAGCCTCCCCCCTCTGCTCCGCCTTAGACACGGTATCTATGTTCCTGTCCTCAATCTGGCTCAGCCTATCATAGTGGTGAGCTATTTCACTCCAGGCAAAGGAATCAACAATTACTGGATCATCACCGACCGGGTCATAGCCCTCAACCTGCAGCCGATTAAGCTTCCAGGCTTCATTTCGATAGTTGCCAGCGATTATGGGGTGAGCTGAACCATAAGCATAAACTGAACTGTCAAAGGACTGGGGATTCACCAGATAGGCTTTGTTACCCTCAATAAACAACACATCGGGGACGAAGGAAAGCAGGCGGCTGATAAGTATCTCTCCCCGGTTATTGGGGTGAATGGTGAAATCCGGATAGTAGCTGGTTATAACTGAAGACTGAGATATAACCTCAAGCTTCAGCCCTACTCTAGCCAGTACAAAAGCCAGAATATCTTTAACGCTCATCTCATTAGAAGTCTTATTCCAGCGGAACTGATGTCTGGCTCGCCAATTTTCAATCAAACTCCAGCCATCTGAGGCACGGAGGATTAGAGATGCTTTGCCCGCGGCGCTGGTATGCTCGTAGGACTCAAGCCAGAAGGCGAGACCTGAGCTAATCTCGTTGCCTTGAGGAGTAACACAGCCGGGGCTGACCTCTAACTGACCGCCTATATCCAGGACCGACAGGCCACCACTGCCCGGAGAAGCATAACGCCCGTCATCATTCCTTAACTCTACGGTTAGCTTCCCCTGACTCTCCCCGAGTTCCTGTCTTACCGAGAGAACATCAGCAGTCAAATCTATACTCTCCTCCGTTAGCTTAGCTCGCCACACACCATTGGGGGTAGATAGCCAACAATAGTCCCCATAACGAGCTATAGCCAGACCATATTCAGAAGACAGGTTAAATGGCACCGGTTCTCGCCACCATCTGGTATCAGGTATGGAGTAAGTCCAGAAGGGGCGGTTATAGGCTTTGGTGCCGGTAAACTTCACGACAAAGAAGGCGGTATAATAGGTAGACGGGGGCTTATCCAGAATAGCTACGGCATCAACGCCACTACCGATATCATGAGTGAAGGTATCCTTGTCCTCGGTGCCCTTCCACAAGACAGCCACGCTATCTTCCCCCTGCCCGGCGTCTGACGATGATTTTGACATCTCCGTGAAATAGGTAACCTCAACATAGACCTGGGTACAGATGGCAAAAAAGCTGCCACTGCTGGATGATTTGAGGGCTACCCCAGCCTCAAGGGCATCTACCTCCGCCCAGGTCCAGGGCTGAGAGGTATTGGGATTTAGCTGATACTCGGTGCTGAGGTCTTCCCAATTGTAGGCTATATTATGCTCGGTGCCCTCATAGAGGGTACTGTGGGTGCGAATGACCGTCCTGGCATAGTTATAGTTACCGCTTATCCCATAGCACCTGGCGTAAACGGTAACCTTGTCAATGCCGCCAACATCCTCCCCGGCAGGAAGGGCATAGGTATCGGTGGCATAAGAGGTCAGATTGTGGCGGACATAGGTACTGGAGTCATCCGGGGTTGCCTCGTCAACCTTATCCCAGTGTTCACCTGAGGTGGGATATTGACCGGCGATGTTGGTTTCTGTCCCGGCACCATTAGGCCTTAGGATTTGCGTGCTCATTGTATCCTACCTATAAAGCATGACCTATACTCAAAGTCTCCCCCTGACGGTGCCGTGGCAATCTCCCGCAGTGCCGACCAGGAGCCGACAGTTACCTGAGCCCCGTCACCATAAACCAGCGACCACAACTTATAGTTACCGCCACTATCCTTACCGGTAAGCAAGAGGTTCCAATCGCCATCATAAATAGTAGCCACCCCGGAAAGGTCGCCGGTGGTTTTATCCCAGGCAGCTTTGTCCTGCCACTGCCCGCTGACATACTTCTTGACATACAGAGTCGCCTGGTCAGCGAAGAACAGGGCTAAATCACCATTTGGCTTATACTCAGCCGCTATGCCATAGATAGCCGTGGTCGGGGAATAATCAATAAGCTCAGGGCTCCCCCAGTTAACGCCGCAATCAGTGCTCTTGAACCTCCGGACTTCCCGGTTAGATTTTATCCAGAACACACTCACCTCATCTCCGAGAGAACAGCCAGCCACAATAACGGCATTATACTGGTCCCAGTATATCCACTGGCTAAAATTTGATTCCGGTCCGGGGTCAGCCACCCTCTGTCTATAGAGCTTTCTGGAGTCGCTGGGAGGAGTTATTCTGACCCGGATAAGAGAACCGTCACTGGGCATGGTCATGGCGTGGAAGTAATCAGCCTCTGAGCCGGTATATAGCCTTTCCCAGTCAAGTCTGACCATACCAGCAATCCTATTTTTAGCCTCAACCTTGACATAGGGGACACGGCTGGCTGCCTTCTGAGCGGCCAGTAGTGTATCGGATAAGCTTCTCATTCCACATTCCCCCTCTTTATTTCTCCATTTATGGTGGGAGTAATAAAAGCAATTTACCAGAACAAATGCCCCAGAATGATACCCAGAGTGCCAAACAGCAGCATCCAGAGCAAGGGATGCCTTTTCTGGCTATCTCGGATAATGTAAGTCCAGGGGCGACCGCCCATCCTTGACCACAAGGCTTCATAGAGTCTGGATAGTAAGTCCGGTTTCATCGCGGCTCCTTAAACCTCAAAATAGCTCTCTCACCAAAATATTCTATGATGACGGCGGCAACCAGAGCGGCGAGCAGCTCCGGAATCTCAACCCCGGTCAGTACACAGACTCCGTAGACAGTAAAGCCCCAGATAATAATAAACGGTCGGATAATGCTTTTGATAAACTGTGTCCACTCTTTCATCTTACCTACCTACGCTAAAGCGGCTAAAATATCAGGTAATGGCTTATCGGCTTTAAGGTAATGGTCCGCCAGGTGCTTGGCTGCCGCCAGTATTTGCTCCGAGCTGGCATCAACCCTCTGCCCCCAGTAGCCCCTCGGTGTTAGAGCCGCCACCGCCGTCGGCATCCTCTCCCAATCAACCGTCTTCTCAATATCAAGCCTCCCCTTTAAGGCTCTAAAGATACTCTTTTTATGGTGGGGGAGCTTCCAGGTTTTGGTATCCTCCGGGTCGCCCACGATGGCAAATGCCTCCTCAGGCAAACCCTCTTTGGTCTTAGGTAGTCCCTCTTTTACAGTCATAATCAACCTCACCCCCTTAGATTTTTTATTCAGGTAACCCCATCCCCTTCATTATTTTTTGCTCCTTTAAAGGAGAGGGGGAGCATTTTATTAAAGAGAGGCTGGCGCCCCTCTCAGACACCCCGCTCAATCTATAAAGAGCTGCTGGGTCCTAATCCTCTGTCTTCTGCCCAGTCTTTTAAGTCTATCCCTGAAAATTTTCAGCCTTTCATTGCCCCAGATTCGGTATTCTCTGGGGGTCATTACCCCCCCCGACATTGACTCTATTGATGGCAAAGGCCGCCCACCCAATAGCAGCGTAGCCGCAGGCGCCGGTAGCTACTAAGTCCTCATACTCAGTCGGGATAGTAGAGCCATTAGCATCAAGGGTATGTATCACCCCGTAATAGATATAGCAGTTAGCACCATTAGGCTCATCACCGCTTACTATGGTCAAGGTGTCTCCCCAGATAGAAAACCGCTGATACCTGGGCGGGGACTCATCTACCGGATATTCCACCGCCTGAACCATAACCCGATTGGTCAGGCTCGATATATCAACCTGCCTCAAGCCTGAGGTAGTGGGCAGAGTAGCCTTAGCCAGTAGTGGCACCCGCTCTGACAGCTCCTTAACCGAGCGGTTAATGTGCCTGGTGAGCTCATCATCCGACCACTGGTAGTTATTGGGGTCCTCATCGTGTAAATCCCTTCTAACCAGAGTGAGCATCTCGGATATATTCATAGATTTACCCTCCTTGTTGGAATTGATGTCTTGCCGCCAGATGAAATTGATGTCTTGCCGCCAGGGGGTAGTTTCATGCCTCCCCCCGTTGGTGCCGATTCTATTTTGGCCACAAAGCAGTCGGAGCCAACCATAAGCTCACCGGCAATGATTATAGCTAATAAAGCAGCTACGGCCTCAGTACCCAGCCCGCTATCAGCTGACAGGAGAGCCTTAATTAAGAAAGATGTGTCTATGCCTGAGCCTGAGTCAGTCCCGGTTAACAGAGCTTTCAGGGTTAGGACTACCTCCGACCCCGAGCCAACATCACTGGAGGTAAATATTAACCCGCCAGCATCCATCCCGGAGGCACTTTCGGTGCTAGCCAACAGCCTGGCCAGCAGGGTTTCAGCCCCTGCTCCCTGCTCCACAGCCCCCAAGAGTCTTGAACTAAGAGCCTCCGACCCCGTTCCAACCTCGGGCAGAACATAGGCTCGGCTTAACAAAGTTTCAGACCCAGAACCACTATCAGAAGATGTTTTCTCAACTGGGGCGGTATAGGTAATTACCAGCTTGGGTTGAAACCCAGAACCCTTTTCATTTGCCCAAAAGCTAACCTTGTTGGCTCCTGTTGGGGTGCTTTCATCAATATCACCCCTAATCCTAAAGGCAAGGATGGTTGTTCCAGTTTTGTTTATCCACCCTCGCCCTGTGGCATTAAGGGTTATATCATTGTAACCAGCAGTATCCCAACTTGCTGAAACATCGTGGTATGAGGCACCCAGGGTAGTGCTAGTCTCGATGTCACCATAGTCGCCTACTACAACCCCACCTGAATCAATACCCGTTGCCTCCACTATACCTAGGTCAGCCATGGTTGCATCTGCTTCAGAAGCACCTGTATCTCCGTAAAAAGAAGCAACCGCAGCACTAATGATAGCCCCAGCACCCAGAGACGATGTATCCCAGAATACATAGCCTCGGTAGATTTCATAAGTGCCAGCCTCATCACTATTATGGACCCTAACATAGTTTCTGGTTGGTCTAGTGCCCCCTCCATCGGCAGCATCGTGGACTGTGGCATAAACAGCACCCGTATTGTAAATATAGGCATCGGTAGCAGCTGAATAAACCGTTAAACTATCCTCAATTACGATGGGATATTTAGCTTCATCAAAGGCACTCTGTGGGATAAACTCTTCTTCATCGGAGACTTTGAACTCTCCTAGATTCAACTTGAGTTCCCCAGATTGATTGTATTTAATCTTGATATTGCCGTTAGGATTGGCGGGGAATACCCACCTACCGAGTAAAGCCCCTTCAATAATTCTTAGTCGCCTCTTACAGATACCATAGTCCCATTCCAGGACATTGTTCTGGTAATTCTCATTATCGGGATCAGTCTCAAGCAGGGTAGCCTTACTACAGGACAGCTCTATGCCATTGAGGAATAGCTGGGGATTCCAGATTACGCTATCCAGTTTGACACCAGCTTGAACTTCCGTCCCTTCAACTACAGCCGAGAATGAGTTTGCTTTTGCGTAGTACCTGCCCTTCTCGGCTAACCAGCCGACCTCTATCTTGCGCCCCGCACCCTCAACTCTGGGCAAGCCAGAGACGACCATAAACCGCTTACCAGATTTAAGATCCCGATAGCGCTTGGCACCGGGATGCTCCGTGGAATAGTCCTCATGAAATTCCACATAGTCCTTGTCTATTCCCTGACGAACTAAATCACGGAGCAACTCAGGGTCAGTAACTATTTTAGCCGAGTCGGTTACCTTGCTGATTCTAGCCACTGTGACAACTCCTGTTAGCTTAAAGTAATATCAACTTCCAAAGTCCAGGTGCCACTCGATTTAGTGCCGAGGTTTTCCACTTTGCGATTTAGACACTTACTGCTTGTCGAGTGCTTCACCACCCACTCATTCCAGGCATAGTTGGCATCACTGGAGCCAAAACTAGCCTTAAAGGTCACTTTCTGGCTGGTGGATGTGGGATAACTAGCTTCCATACCTTTATAAGTCTTGTTAGAAGCTGCCTGAAGGTCAGTCTGCGTAGCATTAGCCGCCGTGTTAGAGTCGCCAACACCTATTTGAGCATTAGAGTTGTCAAAGTGATTGGCTGAGGCACCGGTCATCAAGTCCCACATCTCGTCAATGCCGGTATTCAGCAGTAGGTTGCCCTCACCTTCAATAACCTCATAGGGCTTAGATAGCTTGTAGAACTCGCTTTCCCGACCACGGTACGGCTCAATATCCTGGTGGTACTTGCTGAGCCGGTATCGGCACCGCCAGTTGGCTTGCTCCTGATTTCTCATTTTTTTAACCTCCTTATTACCTAGGGGAGGGAGAAAACCCCCTCCCCGTTTAAATTAAGTCTGGCTCTGACCCACCTGAACAAAGACGGTAACTACCGTTTCATTAGGCGTAGGCGTGCCCGTAGAGCCATTAGAGATAATCTCCGCCCCGACCTTTTCCCCAGCCTTCACCGGGTAAAGGGATGGGTCGAAGCTAGCGTAGGCGTGCTTCCCACTGCCCACGGTAGTGGCTACCCCGGCAATCTCAGCGCCATCAATAGTTGGCTGGGCAGTCAACTCATTGTCCGCCGAGCCGCCTGATTCGGTGTCAAGGGCAACGCCGACAATTGCCCCGTCAAAGGGCATAGTTACGGCATCGCCGTCTACCGTGGGGAAGCCGTCAATGGGCATGGTAACTGGTGTTGACTGGACCATAGCTGAACTCTGGTCAATACCAAAACGCAGGGCAAATATAGAGCTTACTCCTTGAAAAGCCATAGTAGTTTCTCCTTTCCATGTTAGTCTTTAACCCCGATTAAAGCGGATGCCTTAACTGACGAGAATAGAGCTAGGGAGACATACCACTTAATCCTGGTTCTCGAAGCATCCTTGCTCTCCAGCGAACCGATATGCTCTGCCTGAAGATGACCCGGGCCGGTTAGCCCGCAGAGGGCTCCTTCCCCGAGCTGAACAGCGTAGATAATGGAGCAGGTACCGCCGGTGGTGGCTGTCTCCACGCTACTGGCAACCAGGTGGGTATCCAGTACCCAGTCATTGACGCCAATGGGAATGCCATCCCACAGCTCGACGAAGTTACCCCACTTATCCCGGTCGTGGTCTACCATTCCCCCAGCGGCTCTGACCAGGGCATTAATCTTCCGCCTAGAGCGGCGGCTCATCAGTAACAAATCTGGCTTGCCACCCTTTACCGCATCAATAAGTTCGTCCAGCTTATTCAGGGTAAGAGTAGCCCCGGTAGCACCCATAGCTACTACCTGGTCGCTAGCCGAAGTAGTATCAATAAGCTTCCGCAGACCATCAAACTGGTTAGGGTTAGGGGTTGAGTCACCATAAATAAAGGTCTCCTCGAACTTCACCTTGAGCGCTTTAGCCTTAAGCTCGATGACGGCGGTCTCCATGTCCTGGAGATTACTCCGAGTCGCCTTAAGAAAATTATCGACATCGGCATCGCCACCCATAATCTTCAAGTTGGCTGTTTTCTGTTCAAAGGTCGGAGTTGACTCCGCCCAGATATCACCAACATCGTAGAAATCAATCGTCGGCAAGGTCTTCTCCTGGTTATAGGTTAAACCGTTACCCACAATCTCAACAAAGGGGAGCCGTTGCAGGATGGGTGAGTCCTTAATGATGGTTTCCACTACCCCTTGCAGCAGCATCTCACTTGATAACTTAGATGCCTCATCTAATGTTAACGCCATTACAAACCTCCTTCGTAGGAAATCCTAAATTCGAATTTCTAAATCCTAGACCTCCCCTCTGTTCAGGGCTTCGTAAGTCTAGGGCTTAGAGTTTAGGATTTCGTATTTTATTGTTTGCCTCCTAGTGCGTATTGAATCTTCTCCCGTGGGGATAGAGCTGACAGGTCAGGTGATGACCTCTCCGGAGCTCCGGCGGGAACCCTGGCCAGTGTAATTTCAGCCTCCAGTCCCTGTCTCACCTTACCCACCAGGGCTTTAGCCTTACTCAGGGACTCATTGATAGACCCAACAGTATCCCCGTTGATAAGCTCCTCAAGTACCTCCGGGTGAGACTCAACCACCAAGGCTCGGTAGCCGGCTACCGCCTCAGCCAGAGAATCAGAGGTAGTGGTCAACTTCGCTTCTGATTCAACTACCGCCTGCTCAAGTTCAGCAATACGGTCATTAGCTTTAGCCAGCTCCTCATCTTTTTGGGCTAATAAACCCTCAATCTCGGTGAGCTTACCCTCGCCTAGCTCATCCCCGTCAGGTAGATTCTGACTTTCTGCCTGGTTTACCCCGTTGGTTTCTCCTGCGGGGTTTAGTTCATCATCTGCCAAAACAACCTCCTTTTTCTGTCATTGCGAGCCGAAGGCACGGCAATCTCCGGTGGCATATTTCTGGAGATTGCTCGGAGACCCTGTCCCTCGCCATAACCTTATTCCTCAACACCTTCTACCCGAGGTTCAACTGCGCGCTCTCTCGCTCCACCTCTGAAGGACTTGGCGTTAAGTTCTTTATTCATCCTGAGGATGGTTTCCCTTTCCTCAAGCCATCTATTAAATTCCATCTCCGTGTCTTTGACCCCAATCTCATCCATAGCCCGTCTCCGAGAATGAATACCGCTCTGGACTAATATCTGCTCATTAGCCACCAGTCGGGACAAGTCCCGGGGTAGTATCGGGCCCCAAACTACCCTCAAATGGTTATCACCAAAGCTCTCATTCTGGTATTTCTCCAGGAGCCTGAGAATAAGCTCGTTTCTCCGCTTATAGACAGCCGTCCGGATAATCCTTTTTCGCCTTACCTTCTGTAATAGCGGCTGAAGCTCAATCTCAAGAGCTACCCCGGACAGGTCCCTGGTGGTACCACCAAAAGCAGCCCGGGGTGATTCTGATACATCGTGCAGGATTCTATACAGTAAATCGATATAGCTGATGTGGAGTCCGATGCCGCCACCCTGCAACAGGTCAAGTAGATAGGCTTTAGCATCTTCCGGTATATTCCACACTGCTCCTGGCTTAACGGCAATATCCTCCGATTCTTCCACATTCTCCAAAACAGCTATGGGGTTGCCGGATAGCTCCAGTATCCGGGAAAGCTGGCTCGTAGCTCGGTTTAATTCCCTTTGCGGCTCTATAATCTGAGTTAAATCAGATATACCCCAGAACTTCTTTGGCTCTCTCAAATTAGGATAGATAATAAAAGGGATAAAGCCATAGGGATTAGGCTTCTTCTCCACCTGGGCATTATCCAGCCAGAGTTCAAAGTCCCGAGCTGTCCATACCTCAACAACGCTGGCCGTTTTGCCCTTAGGTTTTACTTCATATAGCATTTCGGCTTCATCCGGGGTAAGACTATACTTGGAAGCTACCCTCCATAACCTTGAGGTATCATCACCCATCCACCAGGCATAAATTCCTTGGATATCAGGAGCGCTAACTCTAACCCTTTTTGCCTCAGCATCCCAGATAACCTTAAAGCAGGCGTCACCCAGGATGGCACAATCAATCTCGGTCTCAAGGTCCAGCTGCTCCAGGTTATTATCCTCATACACTTGGTATAAGGCGGCTTCGGCTCTCCGGGCTCCAGCCCTAGCCTCATCTGAACCCTGAATGGCATCGGCAGCAAAGTTAATGCCCGACATTAGATATGAGGTAACCTTATCTACAAATATTTTGGCGTAGTTAAAAGTTAGCCGTTTCTCACCTCGCCTGGCGTAACCTTCCCAGTGCCGTCCCTGATAAAAATCAAGAAGCCCTCTATACCTCTTGAGCCGGTCTGTATCACGATGGGTTAACTGGGTAGGAATAAAGTCTTCACTCAT